ACGCAGGCTGTTGCTAATGAGACAAATAATATTGTAGTTGAAATAAATACTAAACCTAATTATGTTGATTGGGGTGCAGGTATTGCTGTAGGTGATGCTGCTAGTCCTTTTACAGCTCCTGATAATGGATTATTTACTTATGGTGGCGTAGTAAGCCCGACTGGCTATGCACATAACGTATTTGTCGACGGATCGGACAACATCGATGGATCAGGTTGTACAGCTGAATATATGAGTGGTTTTGCGCCGGGAAAACTGGTTCCTGTACAAAAAGGACAAGTCATTGAATTTATAAATATGAGAGGTAATAAATTTTTTCCTTATGAAACAAACTAACAAACGAAAGGTGGTTAATTATGACAAAACAATCTAAAATTTCTGAACTTGAATCATTATGTATTGCTGCATTAAATTTTGAACTTCAAGATGGAATGCATTTCAATATTCTGTCTGGAGACATAGATCATCTGTTGCCTGCATATGATATTATGGATTCTTATATTATTCCTTGTAGTAATAGCGAGGGATATGCTTCATATATTCAGTTTGATACTCGTGCAGAAGCAGAAAATGTAGTTAAACATATTCATACATATGTCATTCAAATATCCAAATATAAAGCAGACAAAACTGCTCAGATTTTAGCAACTGATGATGCTAATGTTGATGATATTACGTTTGATGACATTCCAGTTTACTCATTGGATTAAAGTAAAGCCCCTTCTGGGGCTTTATTTCTTATAAGGGACAAAGGTTGCATTATTTCCGAAATTACAAGTATCTCCTTTTCCCATTATTATTGTCTCTATATGGTAGTTTCCATAGATACTTTCAACATATATTGAATAATCTCCAATTGATAACGTGAATTTATTATTGTTTCGTGCATAAACAAGAAGTTCTCCGTCATCAGGAGCAGTAAATGGGGATGTTGCTGTCACTATGTTTTTATAATCAGGAATATATTTTATTTTATCCGTAATGGATATTATGCGTAACAGAGGAGATGAAAATATGATAAAAGAGCTTAATTTAACTATGCAAAGCGAAGGATGCAAACTTTCAGCCTATCTTGATAGCGAAGGAATCCCCACAATTGGATGGGGCAGTATATGGATAGATGGAAGACGAGTAAAACTTGGAGATTCTATAACACAGGAAAAGGCTAACAGTATGTTAGAAGATTACTTTCTCAAAGAGGTTAAACCTACTCTTGATAAACTTCCATCTTATATCACAGATAATCAAAAGGAGGCTCTGACAAGTCTTATCTATAATTGGAACTCATCAGGCTTCCTAAAATCCAAACTTTATCAAGCTATCATCAAAAAAGATAAAGCTGAAATCATCCGTCAATGGGACTATGGCTTTAAAAACGACGAAAACGGGCTTTACATACGTAGAATTAAAGAGCTTGCCTTATTTGTTCCTGATTTTGTTAAATGGTAAAGATTATTTATGCTGCATACTGGAGTAATTTATGATGTGCGCTTCCATATATTGACAGATAAAGCTTCTCTGGTGTATTCAACATCGCCTGTTAAACCGCTTTGTTTTTTACTCCAGTTACGATAATTAATCTGCGCTAGATTTACAACTCCATAAGTTCCGCCTTTAGAGGTTTCACGTCCAATACCTTGCTTATTTCCTGCACCGGTTCCGGCTATGTTGTCTCCTCGAAAGTTAGCAGAATAGAGAGTGGTTTCTTTATCTACTCCAGTTGCTACAGCCAGATTATAGGTACTTCCATAGACATTTACATCAGTAATATTAAAATCTGATATTAAGGATGTTCCTATCAATTCCCATGAGCTACCCGGAATTAATTGTATTAATGGACAAGTTTCTTGCGTACCGATATATATACTACCAATACTATACATAATGGATATTATGCGATTAATAGTATAAATAAGGAAAGAATCCCTCCAAATATCCACTCACCATAGTTCCACCCATTTTTTCCGAGCGGTTTTATTTTTTCTAAAAAAGATCCTACCCAATAACACACACCCATAGAGAGACCTGAAGCCATAAATATAATATCTTGTAATACCAGTCCCGTAATAAATGTAATAATTAATCCGGTAAGACAGGTTCCACAGAATCCAAATAGACGAGGATATTGATAAAGATAATATTGAGTTCCTTTCATAGTAATATGAAGGTTATATAATATATCATCAATCAGTTCACATTCTTTATCTTTTTCAGGATTTATGTTTCCTCCTGAAACTAATCTTCCAATATAAAATCCCCACCCATATAGTTGGGTAGATACATATGATGCTAAAGTCCCAATAAAGAATAAGTTAATATTGAATATCTTGAAATCAAAATAGTCTTTTAAACAACACATTAAACCAAAGAATATGGCAAACCAAAGTTTATTAAAAGGAAGCTTTCTTTCTTTTATTCTTAGTCCCCCTCTTACTCGGAAACAGAAGGCTCCTGCAACCGTAACCACTAGCCCCAATATAATGTTGATAAATGTTTCCATTATTACCTCCTAATGGTCTAACCCTTTTCTCATAAGGTGTTCTTTAATAAATTTCAGATCCGAACGAATTTCTATTAGACTTACATCTAATTTAGCAGAAGTCATCTGAAAATTCTTTTCATTTTGGGCTATTCGTTCTTCTATTTGGCGATGCTTTTCACTATTTTTTAGTTGGCTAGCTACCATCTCAGATTTAATATTCTCAATATCTTGAGAATATTCTTTTGTTTGGTAAATAAAAATACATAAGCCATAAATAATGGCTGACAATGTTATAATTGAAGCGATTATTGCTTTAATTATTTTAGCATCGCGTTCTATCAGCTCTAGATTTTTCATTATAATACTCCAAATAATGCGGGTAATGCTTCAGGTGCTACAAGGCATACAAGTGTAACTATGGATGCACCTAAAAACATAGCTGCAAGACATAAAATAAAGACTTGTTTCTTAGTTAGTTTTTTTACGATTTCTTCTTTCATTATACATACTCTATTGTACTTATAATTCCTTTATATGAAGGAGTTACGGTATTTCCTCCCGTAGAAGCCATTATAGATAACTCATCATTTTCTTTTACCATTGCATAGAAATCTATATGGTAACTTGATGGACAAGAAGATATAATAATTGACTGTTCCTTAAGAACATCAATTGATTCACCATTTATTCTCAGTTCATAGTGAACTACATCACTAAGAGGGTAATTCAAACGAACATCTCGAGAAATTCGAATAGTTCCATTATTTTTAACTATAATTGAATCCCCTTTTATAATAAAACTTTCTGAATCTACATATACTACATTTTTGGGAAACTCAACCGGCTTAGCTACTTCATTTAGATCTATTGCTGAGGGTACACCAACAAAGATCATTTTTTCCTTATAAATAGATTGTATTGCCTGTAAAACTTGTTGTTTACTTGTTAGATTATTAAGATCCAAAGAATTGAAAGATTGAGGATCTTCTGTTGTAGGAGAAACAAGGAAGTTTGTATTGGATAAAATGTCTAGACCATCATTGGTTGCTATTTGAGTGGTAGGGCCAAGGAAGCTGATTTCTACCAAGCCTCCTTCATCATTAGATACTTGAAATCTGTCTTTCACAGACAGTTCACCCTCCATATCATGATTTCCAACTTTTGTAACAGCTGTAACCTTTAAGGTATTTAATTCCCCCTGTATTCCTTGTACTTGATCACCAAGTTCAGAGTCATTATTCTGGAGAGTGGTAATTTGTTCTGCCAAGGTATCTAGAATCTCTGGAGAGGGAATAGGGCTTTCACCTCTTTCTATATCTTCTACAAGGAAAAGACGTCCCGTTCGCGGTTCAATCATGATTCTCATTATCTATACTCCAACGAAGCTCTATCGTTCCAAGAATAAATTTGATCGTGAATACCACCACTATGAAGAACAGATATAACTTTTCCGGCAGCATCATGTTCTATCTTTATAATATGCCATGCATTATCTGATACGGCCGCCTGAGATGATGAAATTCCCATATAGGTTATCACTCCATCATATTCGATTTTAATCTGCTCCACTAACATATTATTCTCCTTGCTTATTAAGAGAATAAGCCAAGAAAATAGAAATGTCAAACAGTTGACTTTTTGTGTTAATCATATAATAATTAAAATATACTTTGTTTAAATGAGGTGATAAATGAAAACTTTTTATATAGTTCAGGAGAAAGACGGACAAGTTTGTGTGTTTGGAGAATGGGAAGATACTCCTCAAAATAGAAAACGGTTAGAAAGTTGGTCTGCTCTAGGATATAAAGAATCTGATTCAAAATACGTTATGGGATATGATGGAAAATATTATAAAGAAGACGAAGTTCCTGAGGTTCCTGTAGAGATTCAAAATAAGGAAATAGAAAATAAACGTCAATTACGAATGACGACAGAAGCAGATCCTTTAAGATTTGATTATGAAGAAGCATTAGCCAGAGGTGATGAAAACGCAGAAGAATTAAAGCAAATATGGCTTGCTAAGAAAGATGAAATAAGACGTGATCTTCCATATGTAGAATAATAAAACAACAGCCCTAATAAGGGCTGTTTCTATTTGGTGCTTCTGTTAAGATTCGAACTTAAAACCTCTCCGTTATGAGCGGATTGCTCTCACCGTTGAGCTACAGAAGCTTCTTATTCAACTTCTAATTCTAACACGGAAATAACAAAGTTCTCATCCTTAATTATGAATACCCGAGATCTTCTATCTATAGAATTGGGATCCTTTACTGATTCAATAACTTGCGAGGAACTTAAAGAATTTGTGATGGTACGAATAGTATGTTCTGATATGAAGTCAAATTCTTTACAGAGTTGTTTAAAGCTAACAAGTCCTTGTTGATATATATAGGCAAGAATATTAAGAACGTGTTTTTTACTGCATATCTTAAGTAATTTTTCTTTTCTATTCATTTCTTTCCTCTAGTATTACATCTTAAAATATTATATATTGTTATATCTTATTGTCAATAGCTTTTTTTAATTCCATATATTTTATATTCATAAACTCTTGGACACTTAAATGATGCTCTAAAAGGTAATCTTTAAAGTTTTTGTTTTTCATATTTTGTAGGTATTGTAGCCGAAAAGGATTTTTTATATCAATAAATAAGCTTCCATTGTGTACATCCGTATGTTCTTTATAGGTAAGAGGAATTATATTGCGTAAATCCCAACGTAAAAGTTTATTAGACCTTCCTATATAATGATGTCCACATTCCGCAGGTAAATAGCTTATATAACTTTTTTGCATACAAGCCCATTTTTGTATAAGTGCATCAAGCTCCTTCTCTTGATTATTCATACCAATTCCTCATACCTGTTAATATTTCTTCAAATCTCTTTCCTTGTGAACTAGAACTCACTCCAGCTTCAAACATATCATTTATGAGCTGATTTAATGTTACCGTTGCCATTTCTTTGTTGCATTCAGACCAACTGTGCCAAACCAGAACTTTTCCTCTTAAAAGCTCTATAACCTTGCTTCTTTCCGAATCTTTAATAGGCAAGAGTTTAACAGCCTTCCATAGACATTCTTTAGTATAGGGTTGTAAATCATTTATAAACATGAACTCTAACAAATGAGCGACTTCTTTGTAATGATTCCTTAGGTGTTCGTAGGTTTCAAAAGAGCTACATCCAGATTTCCAAAAGCACATTAACAAAGAATGAAACGCTCTGGTTTGCCGATTCGTCTTGTATTGTTTTTCATCGACAACTTCCAAATAGCCATAATCACTTTCTATTTCGATTCCGGTTAATTCTTTTATTCTTTCTCGACTATATCTCATTTAGTTATCTCTCATATTTTATCAATTCTTATTTTACAACGTTATTGATACCGTTACTAATCAAAAGGGATTTCATCATCGAAGAAAGTGTCGTTCTTTGGTGTAGATGCCTTATCTTTATCCGAATCCTTAATTTCAGTAAAAGCAACACTAAAATATTCATTTCCTGATTTAGAGTTTTTTTTCCACATAGACATAAAAAACTCTATACTTCCTACTTTTGCTTCTCCTCTGTAATCTGGCTGTCGGTCATTCTTTTTATTATTAGGAAAAAGAAAACCACTATTTTCTTTCTTGTCCATTATCTTCTCCTTCATTTTCTTCATTAACTAATTCTTTTATTTTTTTCTCACAATTTTTCTTAAAGGTTTCTAATTGGGATTGATTCCATCTTTCCCTTTTAGCATATATACGAGCTTCTTCTTTTATGCTTTCAATTTCTTCTACAGAAGATGCATCTTTAACTTCTTGAAGAAACATGGGATAAAGAATATAGTCTCTACCAAGTAAAGCAGCTACAGTATCAAGCTGTTCTTTGTTATTTTTATATATTTCATAATCGTTCATATCTTCACAATTTACCCAAGTATTAAAATTTTTAGCATCATAAAGATAACGACCGATTCCCCATTGTACTGCCGCACGTTTGAAAGCATCTGAAATACCTCCTTTTTCAGCTTCAAATTCAGTATCGCCAGCTCCATCTTCTCGGCTTTTCCCATTGATTGTTATGCGACATATGGTTCTTCCATTTACTGAATGAAATTCACTTTCCCAAAGCTCACCACATACTTCATCCAAACGATCCTGCACATCCCTAGCATCAATATAGACAAGCATCATAGCTTTCTTTTTGTCTTTGGTTTTCTGTCCAACACGCCAACTGAGATTTTCGACAGGGAATGGTGCTTTAAGCTTCCATAGTAGTTTATTCATATTATCCTCCTTTATATTATAGTATTTTTATATATCTTTAATGTTTTTCCTGACTCTTTAAATATTATTTTAGGGTACAACCATAACATAAGTTTTTTCTTAATTATATATTCAGGAGTAGGAAATCCTTTAGTGTCCTGAACTACATAAGAATTAAGATTTATGTCAAAATAAAAAAAATCTGCAATATAGGATGTCCTTCTAAGAGTTTCTTGAGATGTTCTAATAGTAGGAATAAGCTGGAACTCTTTTTGTCTTTCCAAGTTTTTTATCTTTCCGGTTTTCTCCAATATCTTGAGATTTATCCATTCTGAGTATTCTTTGTGAGAATCAAACTTTCCATCAGGAGTATTAATTTTTTTATTTCCATATTTATTCCTCATGATGGTAGTATCCATTAACATTCTTCCATTTTCTTTTTAGGTTAATTTTCATCTTCTCATGGACTAACTCTAATAATCTATCCATATCTCGAGATAAGAAAAAAAGTCTTTCAAGCTGGTACCCTATTGAACTATTAAATCTTCTTAATCCTCCTACAACAATAAAAACATCAGCTAATTCTTTCAAATCATCATTTTTACATAATTGATGTTCCTTTAGTTCCTCCTCTAATTTGAGAAGTTGAGTTCCTAAAGTAGCCTCAGGAAAAGTATCAATATTCCATACTTTTATATTTTCAAGTGTGTCTTCAATTTCTTTTATAAAGAACATATTATCTTCCTTTATATAAACATATTAGTAATAATATTTTTAAACTGTTCATATGTTCGTGATGATGATATAATTTCATTATCCCAAGTTATTCTTCCATCACGGTTAAAATATAATCCATTTATAAAAATATAATCTTCCTCAGGAGCGGCTCCATTTTCATAATAGGAAAAACCTATGTTGATAGTATGTAAATATGATATTAATCCATCCCACGTCATTTTTCTTCCCCACTTATGATTCCTACTACTAATAAATTATCTCCAAATTTAAAATAATACTCATTAAGTTCACCTTTGGAGTCAAAAGAATATAATAGTGATGTGATTATTAAAGTAATAATCGTCACCAAAAATATACTGGTAAACATCCACATTCTATTAACTAAATGATATTCAGTCTTCAAATATTCTACTAGGCTTCTCACAAAAACCACTCCTTAATTTTTTGAAAAATACTTTTTTTAGAAAGTTCCAGATTCTTTTGGTAAGAATTTATTGCATTTGCTGTTTCTATTTTACTTAATTTTAAAGATCTATAGAGATTAATAAAACACATTATTTCATCAAACCTTTTAGAGGATTTGAATTTTTTATTTTCTACATCTGAAATAGTTGAGGCAGGGATTCCGCTGATTTTTGCCATTTCAGATAAAGTTAATCCATACATCTTTCTAAAATCTTTAATATCCATTTATTCCTCCATCACTATATTTCCATATTTACTATTATCTACTGTTCTTCCATTTTTATTAACACCTATAATAGCATTATTTATAAGAACAATATAGAAAACACCTTGTTCTTCCTTAAAACAAATCCCTTTATCTCCCGTTTCAGTAACATACTTATTTCCTATACATATTTCTATCGGCTTTTTTCTAATGACATAGTATCTTAATGATAAGTCCATCCCCCCCCCTATAAACAAAGGATTACCTTTATTATATTTCACTAACACGCCATTAATAAGTTTATATGTATCTAATGATTGATGAATACATATGGTTTCTCCATCTAATAGGGCATCTATAATATCATTGACACAATCTAAATAAACACATTCAAATTTATCATTACTTTGTTGTGGAGATTGATTATTTAAGGAATCAAAATATGAAGATATTTTCTTCTCCAGCTCATTAGTATAAAATGCAGAATTCCCAGAAAATACCTTCTTGTTGAAATAACGAGATAGAGTTGCTTGGGTTATATTTATTTTTTTAGAAAGCATTTTTAATGTAAGTTTATTCTTTTTACATAATAGTTTTAGACTTTCCCTTGAATATTTTTTCTGATAGTACATATTTCCTCCTTATCTATACAAAACATATTAAACTATTATTTTATATTGTCAATAGTTTTTTTTGAAACATTATTGAGAAATTCATTTAAATTATCTATTCCAACAATAGTTAACTGAATATCAAATTTATTATCCTCAAAATTTTCAATTAATATTCCATACGCTGTGTTTTTTACTTCTATTTGATATATTTCTTTTTTATAGAATCTACGCCCTTTGTACTTTTTGATGATTTTATAATAATCCTTCATGAGCTTTCCCTAATAGAACATCTAAATCATAAAACAGGTTGAGATCCAGAGCTTTTCTGTATTTATTTCCAAGTTCTAATGCTTCATCTTCATCTTTAAGGTTTTTCCAATCTTCTTCACTTAGTTTATCTTTCAAACGAATATTTAAAATATAATTTACACATTTTTTATAATCATAAAGATTGTAAAATTCATTTTTATTTGTAGCTTTATCTCTTTCCATTAACATAGATGGAATATTGAAATTTTTTATACTATGTGTTGAAGATGATTTATTGTTAGGAGAGGCTTTAACGGAAACATCTAAAATAGCTTTTATTTGAGAAACACTTGGTCTTCCTTTATCCGTTTTATATACCCAGAACTGATTTACAGCAGCAATAACATCATCAACTTCATAATCTCTAAAAGCAGTTTCCCAAAGATCTTCTTTACTTAACAATCTTTCATAATTTTCTTGGGCTACCTCTTCTGTTGTTTTTTTTGAATTTCCATAACTAAATAATTCAGCTACTTTTTTTATAATTAATCTAGTTTTTTCAGAACTCATCTCTTTACCTTTCCGCAATGCTTGCAATATTCAATTGCACAAGAACAACGATAACATCCTATTCTGTCAGGCTTACATCCTCCCATAACACAACAAACTTCGTATTTATGACCCAAAATCCAACAAAGAAAGCGCCTAATCATCTAAAACCTCAACTTTAATTTTTCCTATAAGAAATTCAGTGGGTATATCTTTAGGTTCTACGGGTGTACCATCATCTCGAACAAAAGAACGCCAATATTTACTTTGGGAAACCAATTTATATTTGGTGCCATTAAAAATAAATGTTTTTCCGTTATCAACCATATTTATCTGAACTAATTTACTCATCTACACTCTCCCAATCATCACGCATAATATTACAAGTGTTTATGCTATTGTGTTCCCAAAGGATTTCTCCCCCGGTGCCGTCTCTGCCACACTCGCATATTTTATCATTGCTTATAGTTAGAGGCAGAGAACGAGACGGAAATTTAACCCTTTTCCCCTCTCGCATAGCTTTCAAAGCTTCTTCAAATTTCATTTTCTATTTCCTCTATCATTATTCCTCACTTTCACTCTTTAAGGCCAACATAATTTGATACATCTGGTCGGGCGTACGGTTTTCCGCTATTTGTATAAAAACTGTATCAAAATTTCTTACTTTTATTTGACCATTTTTATAAAATCTTATAAGGTCCGCCTTACCCTCTAAACAAAAACCCCATTCAGAATACCCAAGCTCTTGCGCTTTCTCACAAAGTTCTTCCCATATCATTTACCCTCACTTTTGCCGTTTAAGGCTTTGTCACAAATATCAGAAATTGTAGCAATCGCCCCTATTTCTTCATAATCTCTTAGATTTATTGTTTGTTGTTTAACTGATTTCAAAGCCTCTCTAAGCTTATCATTCTCAGCTTTTAACTGGTTATTTTGCTCTTCCAAGCTTTCCACTAAACGTTGCCAGCCGTAACAAGTTTGCTCTGTATTTTTTAATTCTATTTCAATTTCGCTCTTTTCTTCTCTAAGCCTGTTAATCTCGGCTTGCTGTGCCAACAAATCATCAAGGTAACACCAACGAATTAAATCTGGTTCTTCTAAATCCCCACAATCGCTGGAGAGTGTCACACACCTACTTAGGGTTTCTCTATCCGTATAAGGGATTTGTGTATAGAACTCTACATATACATATTTATCTTTTTCCGTTGTGGGGATAGCCTCATTATGCCAAATACTCATCATTCCACCTCAAACAGTTGGTTAACGCTTGCTTTACTTTTGCCGATATAGGTCGAGCGGTTTACAAAATCTTCAATGCTGTCATAATAACCCATGACAAAATCCCCCTCATCGCAAACTGAAGTAACGCCATCTTCATCAAGGCTTCTTACATGATAGAGGAAGCCACCAAACTCCCATACATCGCCTATTTCTGGTTTATCTGCACTCATTTCTTACATCCTCTAATTAAATCACTCTCTGCTGTTTGCATAAGAGAAAATTTCTGTAACATCATCATTTGATATTTTTGAGATATTTTTATGTCCTCGAAGTTATTTTTAATATCCAGACATAAGCTCCAAAACATAAGAATGCAGCACAACAACATTATGAAGTCGATTGTTTTCTTCATTTCAATCTCCCTGTAATCCACAATCCAAACAAAACAAACAGTCCACCAAAGAAAAACTCATAGCTAAAAGTCATTTCAGCACCTCGTTTACTTCTTTAATAAAATTTTCAGCCTCGTATACTTCGTGTTCATAACTTATCAATCGTATACTCTCCTTCAGCAACTGGCTCAACTGTTCATTTTTGTAATTAAGCTCTGCAATAATCTCTTGTGCTTCCTTTTCTGAAAGCTGATAAGCTTCTATCTTTCTGCTAAGCTCGTTGATATTTACAGCTAAAGCTTCATTAGATTCCAAAACGTTTTTAAGTATTTTATTGAGGCGTTGCACTTCTTTATAATCACAAGGGGCTACTATTTCTAAATTTGGATGGTATTCTGAGAAAAACCATACATCTCGGACTAGTTCAACCAAATCACCTTCAAGAGTAACAAAACCTACTTGAACACCAGAACCCTTTTCTTCCTTAAAAAAATAATATCCCGATTCTAATATCTGTTTTTTCCATTTCTCTGTCAGACTCATCTTCTCTTTTTTAGTGTCTAAGTTTAATAAACGCTTATTTTCTGAACTTAAATTTTCTACAGTTTTGCTAAGTTCAGCAAGTCGTTCTTGTGGAGGAAAAACTAAATCATCTTCATAATCTGGTTGTGGCATTATTTTTTTCCTTTCTTATTTATACTTGGGCTTATGAGTTTTAATCCTTTACCATTTCGAAATGGGATCCCACCTTTTACAAGGACGCCCTCATAGTTGAATAGACAAATAGTTAAAAAGCGAGGACACAACGAACGCGGTTACTGCCATTCTTACTGTAGCCGTACATGTCGCCGTCGGACGGGCTGACGACCCACGCGGTGTAGCCGTAGTACTCGGACGAAGACCAGTAGTAGTCGTCTTTCAAAGGTTCTCCACCGTGTTTTTTTATTTTTTTGTCAATAATTTTTTTGTTCTCTAAGTAAAGCAACCACTCCAGAAGTGAAAGAGGACGTTTATCTTCTAAATCCATTGCTTCATCAAAAGTATATTTTCCCTCATCTTTAAGAGCCATTACTACATCTTTGCCGTTGTAGCTTCCAATGTAGATTCCGTCCTTGTAAAGGTCACCGATTTGTAGATGCGGAGATTTATTATCAGAACCATTTTCGGTGACATCATCTAATATACCTGTATAAAAAACAGTCTCGTGATTAATTTCTTCTCCACGTAAAATAGCATTAGTAAAATCTTCAAGTTTATTTAAAATCATTTGTCTTCCTTTTCTTCTAATGTTGCATCTGCCGCTTTGCCAACCATTTGCCGGTATTTATCAATATCAGCCAGAGAGTCAACAAATACCCAAGTTGTTTGAGTATAACCCCAAGAACAACACGGGGTTGAACATTTCTCTGGTCGATATATAACTGGTGTTTCAATAGCAATAAAATAATGGTCTTTAGGTGCTCGACAATCCAAATATTCTGTTGCCTCTTGATAATCTTCAATTTCAAAATCAGCAGTATAATTTATAACATAGTTTGACCCCAAAGCATCTAAAAGACTTTCCAGATTATCATCGTCGATATAATCATCATGGAAAGCAGTTTCATATAAAATACTTAAATCGTTTGTGGCAATAATGCCGACTAATTTTGTTTGATATTCTTTCATTATTTAATCCTCCAAAAGCATATAAGAAATTAAACATACCTGAATATATTTATTAACATACTCATTTCCAAATAGATTATGAGCTTTACGTTCAATGGCATTTATATTTTTCAAAGATAAATGTTCTTTAGGTTCTTCGACCTCAAAAATCCGTTCTCTAAAGTGAAAACCTCCATTAAATTGTATTAAAAATATTAATCTTGCCTTTTTCATTTCTTTACCTTTCCGCAATGTTTACACTTCAACGGCTCATAGGGGCAACGTTTACTAATTAGTGTTCCCCAAGCGCATCTTTCTAATTTTTTGCAAGAAGAACATTCTTTTGCCATCCACTCGTGCCAACCGAGCCAACAAAGCAGGCGCCTAATCATTTTTTTCTTCTTCCATTTTAACCTTATGATTACAACCAATTTGAAAATAAGGATAACGACACCCATCTTCTAAAGTACACCATATATTGTGCTTTATTTCTGCTAAGATAGATTTTTCATCTCTGTTTTCGTCCTCAATTGTAATATATCCCTCTATCACAGTTTTGAATTTATATTTTTTACTCATCTATACTTTCCCAATCATCTGCTAGAAAATCCTCTGTCCACAATGTTTCGCAATGGTATTTTTCCAGACAAAGATATTTTCTTCTATTAAACTCGGTCTTACTCCATTCTTTACGTTTAACCGTTTTACCTTCACGCATAGCTTTCAAAGCGTCTTCAAATTTCATTTTAATTTTCCATTCTTAAAATCAACATATTCTTTTGCGTCTTTTTCACAGTAAAAATAAACGCCGCAACTCCTAGATTTTGACCGTCCTATTGCGTCAAACCCGTGGCAAATTACAATTGAGAAATAATTTCTGAATTGGCAAATATTGGTAATCCGACTGTAATAATACTTTCCTACTTCTCTATTGCGTAATTTATATGTTCTCATTCCTTAAATTCCTTACTGTTAACTGCCTCTTGCCAAGTCGGATATTCGGCGATTACATCTTTTTCATTCAATCCACACCCTGAAAACACACGTCCGTTATTCTGGACGGCATGAAAACCTCCGCTTGTGTTTGCAAAAGTGACAACAAAAATGTCGTCTTTTTCTTTATAAATCTGTCCGGGCTTAATCATTTTTCAATAAACCTTTCATCATACAGTTTTTTAGCCTTTTTATAAGCCGCTTTTTTTGTCTTCCCAACGGCATAATATCCGCCAACCAGAACGTACCACTTTCTTTTTAATTTCCGAGGGTGAACCCAGTTTCCGCACTCCCAATCAAAAAAAATAGGCTCATATTGAACATCATCTGCTTTAATCATCCTTTAAAAATCCTTATTAATAAAAATGCCAATCCAAAAACAAAAATCATTGCCGCCAAGTTATTACCAATCTCAATTGTCATCTTTCCTCACTTTCTCCGTTTAAGGCTTCTCTGGCTATTTTTCTTACGTCCATCACTATATGATAATATTTATCCGTCTGTTCTTTTACGGAGTTGTAATTTAGAATCCTGTCTAGAGCCTCTCTAAGCCTTTTAATCTCGGATTGCTGATTAAGAACTTCTTTAATATTCAAAGTTGCTATTCTATAATACTCGCCAGCATTATTGTATTGTGCCATTTCTTTGGTTGAATGGCCAACGGAACCACTCCAATATATTTCTTTATCAGGAAGTTTATAAATATTTATCCACACTCCGCCTACTTCTGGTTTATCTGCACTCATTCCGATAACTCCTCCGGTCTTAAAAAATCAAAAACATCTCCATATTCTAACCCTAACTCATCTGCTACCATAGAAGCTAAGCGTTCAGTTGAAATATCATCATCGTCAAACATATCCCAAATATCTTGAACTAATGCTCTATCACTCTCATTATGGGGGTTTAATTTTCTTTTTTTCATTTCAGCACCTCGTTTATTTTGGTTAAAAGGTCTTCCATTCTTTCAGAAAGCACCGTAAAGTCTTTAGGATTTTCTTCTTCAAAAAATGTTTTGCATTCTCTAAGCAACTGGCGGAGCTGTTTTGTAATTACGGTTTCGTGAGAATACAACTCCCACCCCTTTTTTAACCGTTGCAGCTCGTCATAATCACAAGAAGTGAGGACTTTGACAATATCATTATTTTTCCTTTCTGAATCTATTAATCGTTTTCCTCTTGTTTCGGCTAATATTTTATAATTATCCAAATCTTCTCGTAGCTGTTCAAGTTCTTTATCTTGATTGGCTTGTAATTCCAGAAAGTGCTTAATTCTTGATTTAAGTCTGCTGATTTTGTCTGGATAATTACCATTAATTTTTATACAGTCGTATTTAACAGCAATCTTTCTTAATCTCTGCAATTCCTCATAAAGTGCCTCAAAATCGCCAAATTCTTCAACTAAGGCTTGGCCGTGCGCTATGTCGGAAGCCTGTTCTTTTTCTAACCACTTGTAGTTATTGGTTAGAGTCTGTATGTCTTTCTCAAGCTCTTTGACTTTTTCGGTGAGTTCAATAAAATGGTCGTAATCACAAGGGGAGAGGACTTCCGCAATGGGTGCAATATGACAGGTTAAATCTGTAAAATCTTTACCGTTAAATTCAAAATGGTGTATTAGGCCATTTTTTAATTTGCAGAAATACCAGCCTTGCACAAGCTTTCCGGCTTTCCAATCATCTGTTAAACTCATCTTAATGCCTCCTCTGCAATATCAAAAAAGTCTTGGCTATTGCCTTTAACTACTGCTAGTGCCTTAATAGACTCAAGATACTTTCTTGAACTTTGATATTGATTAGTAATATATTTAAGAGTTTGCCTTAATGATTGGTTATCATCTTCCAGACGCAATACTTCTTTTTTAAGTTTTTCTATCTGTGACATAAGATCATCTCTATCATTAACCAACTCTCCAATTTCCATAACTTTATCAATTAAGTCATCGTAAATCATATCTAGAATACCTTTTCACCATCATATTCAGTATTGAACCTATCATCATTTAGCCATGCAGCACATCCTTTGGCAAAACCTCTCTCGACTTCATCTGATTGTGAATACTTCTCTACAGCTTCTTGTAGTTTTTCAACTGTACATCTTTTTTCCTTAATAACTCTTATATAAGCTGAAAAAGCTTTTTCTTTGCTACCAGCTCGTTGTTTGGGGTACACCCTCCAGAAAAATTCGAACATTTCTTTATATATTTCTTTTATATTTCTTGTATTATTAATATTACTTGTATTATTATACCCGCAATCTGCTGCGGGAGGGGTCCCGCAATCTGCTGCGGGAGGGGTCCCGCAATCTGGAAACAAATTTGTTACCGGAAAAATCATTCTTTTTACTACTTCATTTGTAATATTATCTCTTTCAACTTTTATGATAATGTGTCCACATTCTTTCAGTTCTTTTAAAACATTCTGAACGGATCTTGTTGACAAGCCTAAATATTCTTCAAAGTAATTGTTTGAAGCAAAGCAATATCCTTCTTTGTTGCTTAGAGCAGTAATTTCAGCAAACAAAAGTTTAGCATTGGCAGATATATTTTTGTCATATCTAACCTGTGCAGGAATAACAGCAAATAAATTAGGATTTTCAACCATACACGCGACTTTCAAAAAGGTGGGATAGAAACCATTAGGTTTTTTATTGCGCGTGTACCAGATAGAAAAAAACTATCCCAATTAATACAATATCTGGTACTTTATTGCGCATAAATATAATATCATAATTGTATAATAAGTCAACACTCTTATCACTTAACTACCTTTAATATATTTCAAAATAAAATATTGTCAATAGTTTTTTTGAAAAATATTATTTGTGTATACTTTAATTAAAATCTTTACTAAAACAATGGGATAGCATCTAATAACTATATACAGGAGGGATGTATGCCCCAATTGACTTTGTTTGATGATTATCTTATAGAAGAAATAAGAAAAGAGGTTAAGAAAAAGTTTTCTCGAATAGAGGGGGAAAGCTACGATGAATGGCTTGAGTTTGTTAGATATGAAGTAAATGAGAGAATAAAAGAACTAAGAAAAAATAGTTTAAAGCCCAATTATAAAAGCTGTGGAGATAAAAGATGTATGAAAAACTTTTAAGTATGTTATATGCTCTAAAATTAGGGGCATCGGACACTCATTATTGGGTCAAAGGGGATTCGTTTTGGGGCGACCATAAATTTGCAGACTATATTCGTAATGGTGAGGATGACGACGATCATATTCTGGATGACTATATTGATGCTATAAATGAAGTATGCTTTTTAGGCGCTAAAAAACCGACTCCATATTCTAAAGATATAATTGAGGCAGCAATTAAGTATATTCCTGTAAAGGTTTCAGAAGAAAAATTGATGTTCCACAATTTAGGAAAATTAATTTATGATATTTTGTCTTTAATTGAAAATATTATACCAGAAGCCTCTACAGGAGAAGCTAATTTATTGGGAAACATTGCGCAAGATCTTCAGCAACGCTACGGATTAATTCAGAAACGAGTTTCTTATAGTGTCTAAATATATATTTTATTTGATTGTCCTAACTGGTGTGGCATTTATATCTTTTATTTGTGGAAAAGAAGTAGGAAAATCTAATTCTCAGGTCGAATATATTACGAAAGAGATTGAGGTTATAAAATATGTTGAAAATGTTAGGAACAAAATATATTCTCAGCCTCATGCTAGCAGGAGTCAGTTGCTCGTGTACTTCAACGAAGGAAAGTTATAGTATCACTCCAATATTTCCTATAGGAGGAGAGAAGGTGGGTGAAGAACTTAAAACGATCCCCTATGAGGGGTATGAGGATATGTGGGAATGGATAGGAAGATTACACAAGTTAAAGATGGAATTAGATGAATGGAAAAAACAATTAAAATAATAGAAATGAACAAATATGTTGGCGCCGTTAAGCTTGGAAAATGTCCAATGTATGCTATTACCACCCCAGATAAAAGAAATGATTTAATAGAAGGATTAAAAGAAGATTTCCCAGACTATAGAATAAGCCCTCACTATTCTTTGAGTGAAAAAAAACAATTAGCACATTTCATAGTAAAACAATATCAGAATAGTAAGTAGTTACCTAAAAAAATAGAGAGCCACGCAAAAACTCTCTATTTTTTATAAATATTATCTACTATAAATTCTCTATTTTTCTTCCACAATGAGGGCAATGATAGTTATAGTAGCTTCCAATAGTAAGAATAGGAATCCAAACTAATGGAGCAAAAAGCCAAAGCAAAATAAATACAGTAAATAAAAAAGTTCCTGTTTTGAAGTTCCCAATCGCAGCGACATCTTTTTTACATACTGAGCAATGTCCATGTTTTATTTTCATAGTGTCCTTCTTAAAAACTCTTTATTTTTTATAATACCTCTACCAGACTATCATCTTTTATTTAGAAAAGCATATCGTCAGGATAATCAATTAATTCATGCTCAGCTCGTTTTCTATTAATGAGTTTAATAGCATTTAAAAGGTGCTGGTCGGTCATATCCTTAATATTGATTAGCTTTCCATTGGCCTGTTGCCAGAATGTTTCTTGGGGATGTCTCCTTCGGTATTCTTTTGCAAGGATTGCAACCGCACAATCATCCTCAAAGGTTAATATTCTGAGACTTTTTTCTGTTTCTACATCTGGTTCTATTAGATCCATGTTATCAATTGTTTCCATTGTTACCTCTAAAAATTCTCTATGGATAATGTTTTCCCTCGTATAGAATCGTCTTTTATTACTTTAACCCACAAACCTACAGGAAGATAATTATATGCAATACCTTTAACATATCCAACGTAACGGGAGGGGGTTTTTATAGTGAGAGATAAAAATCCTTCTTGAATGTGAAATGGACATTTAAATATTTTAAAAAGATTCTTAGGCGTCACCCGGAAGCACTGTAAATACTCAACATCTGTACCTTTATATTTTCTTCCCATTTTTTTTACCTTTACAATAGAATATTATTTAATTAGGTAGGTTGTGTCATAAAAAATAAATTCACCCACTCAGCGGTTAAATTTTATCCCTTAGAATTGATTTTATCATCAAAGATAAGAGTAAATCTCTTTTCATCTTCTGAGATATCAATGCCAGTCAATAAGTCCAAATTCTCTATTTTTTTTATAATGTTAAAAAACACCCTTAATATATTAAACTGTTGCTCTGTGCAACGAAAAGAACGTTGTTTAATGCCTTTCTTGCTAAGCTTTTCTAGATATTTCTTTTCGGCTTTTTTCTGTGCTTCTGTTTTCATTGTTATTAATTCCCTTTGATATAAAGACAACGAACGCGGTTACTGTAACTCTTACCGTCGTTGCCCATGGCGCCGTCGGACGGTCTGACGCTCCAGGCGCCGTAGCCGTCGAGCTCGGACGAAGACCAGTAGTGTTCGTTTTTCAAAGGTTCGCCACCGGCACGTTTTAAAGCTTCATTTACTTCCTCAATATTTTCTAAAATTGCCACCCACTCAGCTAAAGTAGGGATAGATTGGGAGTTAGCTTTTTCCCAACTCATGGCTTGGGGCTCATCTTTTAAAATTATGTTAATCATCCGGCCATTGACTTGGGCAGCTTGGACAGCTACCGGTTTGCAGTTTTCTTTAATAATTTTTACTTTAAATTCCGTCATTTTTTTGTCCTCCTAAAATAAAAATGGATAGTTGTTTTTTTTAACAGCATCTAAATAGCTGTTTATTCCTCGATTAAACTCGCCTTTTATGTTTTCTGCGTCATTGGTATCGAAATAATCACAAATGAAGCTTTCTCCCTCTTTTGTGTCTATCCAGTCTGCAAACTCAAACACAATATTTAAATCTCTGTTATAGTTTCCGGTGTTTTCAAATCGATTTTCTTCAAACCAAAAAAAGATTTTATTCATTTTGTCCTTTTTATTCATGGTTTACCCTTGTTTTTTTATAAAATCGTAATAGGCGTCTTCAATTGTTTCGCCAACTCCGCAAAAATAACTGTTCTATCTATAGAATTTTCAAGGGTTATTATATATTTATCCCCTAACTTATTGATTTGAGTTTCTTCCGCGATATCTACGCCATCATCTGATTTATATATTTTAGCTCCGTTATTGCGATAGGCTTCTAAAACGTTAGGGTTATAGATTCGCCATCTATGAACGGTTTTAAATGGAGTTTTGCGGATAACAGTTCCTTCAGTATTTAAAATATCTTTCGTAGTCATTTTTTTATTCATAACCCCCCCCCTCCTTCTTATTAAATTTTTAATCTGGACGCCCTTTCAGGCGTTTCGTCTTAATTTTCAAAGACTCGTCAGCAGATTTTTATTTAACAAGTTTTTCTATTGCCTTGGCAATCAAGTGTTTATAAAGGTCAAAAGACTTGTCAAAATATTTGTCGGCTTCTTCTTCTGTTTCCTCCAAAACATCAAACAAAAAGCCATTTATATCGTTGTTGTAAACTCTGAAACATCCACCTTCAACCAAACGGCAGCCGCAGTGATATATTGTATTACATTGATTGGGGTATCTAACAGCTTTCAAATCGTTTTTCAAGTCTTCTAAATTGTAAAAGCTTAAAACTTCTTCTTTCATGGCTTCCATAACTTTTTTTGAATTTGTTTTTAACATTTTTCGAATCCTCTCTTTTGTTGGTAATATAATATAAATTTTGCTACGTGCATTTTGTGTCATGTTATAGCACCTCGGGATTAATCAATTTACTTTAACTGCGCGCCCGTCCCATTCTTCATCATTCAAATAAAACTTTCCGCCTTTTCTTTTAATAAAACCACCCGTAATAGCGTTTAAAATTCCGTTTAATCTGTTTGTTGTTGTAAGCGTATAATAACCGCAAGAATCTATCTCTAACGTTTTACCATCATAACGAGCTATTTCGTTTCCATGCAAGCGCACAACGAACCAATTTCCCTCTTTTTCAATGCTTGTTCTTGAATCAATCCTACCGTTATGCATATCGCGTAGATTGTAACCTGTTTTGTAATCTACTTCCCTCATTTTTTTTGTCCTCCTAAAATAAAATTAATGTTTTTTCTTATTATATTTATATGTTATCATATATATTTTAATATGTCAATAGGTTTTTTTTGATTTTTTTGTTATTTATAAGCGTAAATTCTGCAAGTTTCTTCAGACTGTAAACCCGCTTCAACACATTGATTAAAATCGGATTCTTGCATTTTTCCCAAAACCCACAAAATAGAAAAAAGGCAAATTAAAAAGATTATAGTTTTCATATGTTAACCCTCCTTGTTAATATGCTTGTATGTTATCATATATATTTTAATTGTCAACATAAAAAAATAAAAAAATATTGTTTTTTTTTCATATAGTGTTATTATACAAGTAATAACAATGTGTTGAGCTTTATTTTAATGATTATAGACATCAAGACAGGAAAAAAACTAACTGAACGAACCGACGAACATGGCCGGCCAATCACTAACCCCGATGTATTGGCTGAGATTGATCGTATTGAGAGTATGGGGAAGCGCATCCCTGTAAATTTACAGATTCGTTTGAAAAACCTAAAAAGAGACGGCGACCAAGCCAAAAACAGAAACAAGATAAAAAGAGTAAGCCCGGCAGCTCCAAACAGCGAGACGCTGCAAGACCTTAACAACCAAACCCCCACAAACTCCATAAGAGAAGCCCTTAAAGCCGTCAAGAACATTATTAACGATGTCTACAACGGTGAAAGCCCTATTGCTGCAATAAAGAAGTCCTGTCTATCTCCAAGGGTATTTTACAACCTCCTTGATGGAAAGCCCACCCCATCCCTTAAAAAGAGCATCCGCATAGAGCAGGCCCTAATCAAAAACAAAAATGCACAAAACCCAGATACTCAATCTTACACACACAGTAACACTATTCTTAATGACACTCCTCAAGACCCCGATTATATCGAAGATAACGAAGTGTGTAAGATTTATGATACTTTAAACGAGTTAAAATCTGAATTTGTGCGTGCACGATGTATCTTCGCGGAGTTCTGTTTATACAAGCGGGAAATGCTTGAAAATCAATTACTTAATGGCGAAATAGACAGCGCAACTTATGCTACTTTGGCTAATGATTATAAGTATTTAGCGGCTAAATTCGCCCCCAGTATGTACGGCGATAAGATAAGCATCGAGTCAACCATTACGCAGAAAACCACATCAATGCCCAGTATGGACAAGGTGCAAGAGCTTAACGCATTGATAAACAATAACTTATTGACGGACGAGAGCATAAAAGAGGCAGAATATACCGAGGTTGACAAATAGCATTTGTCGCATAATGCATATTATGAATAGTTGACATAAAAAAAGACAAAAAAAGAATAGAGGAATAACAATAGGTTAGTGATTTTGTAAAAAGTGTTTCACCGGTAATTTTTTTATCTCGTCTTGTCTAAAAGTGCTAGTTTTGAGTTTTTTGTCTAATATATAAAGGGGTGCGGGCAAGTTTTGGATTTCTTAAAAAAAAGCATGCTTAAAGGGCGAAAAAACAACAACCCCTTATTCATTACAAAATCCCCCCATCGCTAACATATAGGAAAGAAGGAAAGGAAACAGTAGATATAAAGCAACTAAAAGAAGAAGTAATGGAAGTAATGGAAGGAGTAGGAATAAGGGAATATAGGGTGAGTGCATTTTATGGACATCGAGGGATAAAGTGTATAATGATAGTACCCGGCCAATCTGAGGAAAAGGTACCGGGAGAGGAGGAAATAAGACATGAAGATATTGAAGAACTATAGTTATATAGATATGGCGTTAGCGAGAAGGGATGGCTTTAGGGATTGTATGGATATATTGGGAACAGGAGGAAAGATACCAAGTAATTTTTTAGAACTATACGAGGTATTGATGATGAGAAGATATATAGAGGAAGTTGAGAATAGGATTCAAGAAGAAGGTCAAGAGAATGAATGATGAGATATTGAAGCGCTTTAGGGAGCATCCTGAGGAGGGGAGGCTGGTATTAAGTGCGAGTTTAAAGAACTTCATATCGTTTTTCCATTGGTTTTTGTATAGGACGGAGTTTATCTTCAAGCCGTTTCATGAGGAGATAATAAGGAAGATAGAGGATATAGCGTTCGGGAGGGCGAAAAAGAGAAACTTGTGTATAAATATGGCTCCGAGATTGGGAAAGAGTACGGTAACGAAATACTCTTGTGGGTGGAGCTATATGTTGAATCCGGGGAGTAACTGTATTTATACATCGTATTCAGATGACTTGGCGAATGATTTTTCGAAGAATATTAGGGAAATAGTAGAAAGTGAGATATTCAAGACATTAACGGGGATAAGCTTTAAGAAGGATCAGAAGGGGGCAGATTACTGGGTAACGACAGCAGGAGGGGGATTCCGAGCAGCACCATTAGGGGGTGGTTTGACGGGATATGGCTATGGGATAAGCGGGGATGGCTTTGGGGGATTTGGGATTGTAGATGATCCCAATAAGCCGAGTTTGGTAAAAAGTCAGACAGAATTGCAGAATACGATAGATTTGTATGAAACGGCGTTTAAGACAAGAAGTAATAATAAGTTAAAAAGCCCGGCATTGTTGATAATGCAGAGAGTAAGCGTGGATGATTTGACGGGATACATAAAAGAGAATGAGGGGGACGATTGGGAGATTTTGACGTTTCCAGCTATAGATGAGGAAAAAGGGGTGTCCATATGGGAGGAGAAGCTTCCCTATGCGGAAATGATGAAATTAAAGAAACAAAACCCATTTATTTACTATAGCCAGTATCAACAGGAGCCGATAGTTTTAGGAGGTTCTGTTTATAAGACTGAATGGTTTAAGTTTTATAATACACGAGAGGAATACTTCTACCAGTTGTCCTTTATCACGGCAGATACGGCTCAAAAGAAGGGAGAGGGCAACGACTTTACAGTTTTACAGTATTGGGCTAAAACGATAGAAAACAAGCTTCATTTGATAGACCAGATAAGAGGAAAGTTTGATGCTGAGGAATTGGAAAAACAGATTGTTCTGTTTTGGGAAAAATGCAAAAACGGATGTGGAGCGAATAAATGTCCTCCTTATGGGTTTTATATTGAAGACAAGTCATCAGGAATAGGTGTCATTCAAAATATAAAGAAAAAATATCCGATTCCTGTTATCCCTATATCTCGTAACCGCTATAAGGATGATAAAGGAATGTGGAAAAGTCAGGATAAGTTCTCCAGAGCAATGACGGCGATACCTTACATAGCTAATGGATGGGTATGTTTGCCAAATTCAGAAAAAGATGATATAAGTGCAAGTATATTAGCAGAAGCTGCGGCATTTAAGGCTGATTTGACCCATAAACATGATGATCAGATTGATCCGATGAATGATGCGATAGATATTGCTTTTGGAGCCACCGGGATAAGTTCTATATTTATTTGAGGGCAGAAATGAAAGAAAAAATTAAGAAAAACAGTTTGGCAGATTTGGCAGGAAATATGGGAGCGTTTGGGAGCTTTGGATTGAATATGAATCCGTTTGCTCCTCAAAACTCTCGTCTTGCCACTATTTTTTATAATACCAGATGGAGCTTGATCAGTAATTTCAGATCTGTCTTATCTGAGGCTTATGTAGAGTATGGATTGGTACAAACTTTAGTTGACCAGCCTGTAGAAGACGCTTTCAGTACAGGTTTCAATATTGTTACTGATGATCTGGATGACAGCCAGAAAAAAGAGCTTCAGCATTTTATAGAAAAAAATAGAATTATTGAAGAAATAAAAAGAGCCTTTTGTTGGGCAAGATTGTTCGGCGGCGGCGGGCTTGTAATTATGACAGATCAAAATCCGGGACAGCCCCTTGAAGTGTCAAAAATAAGAAAAGACTCTCCTCTGGAGTTTAAGGCGGCTGATCTTTGGGAGTTATATAAGGATCAGACGAATCTGTGGGATCCGTGGGAAGATACACGGGATGATCTTTATTATAACTACTATGGAGTAAGACTGGATAGAACAAGAGTTCTTCCGGTTCGGGGAAAAGAAGCTCCGTCATTCATTCGCCCTCGTTTAAGAGGATGGGGTATGTCTGAACTGGAAAGAGTCGTCCGCTCAATTAACTCATATCTGAAGAATCAGGATTTAATCTTTGAGCTTTTGGATGAGGCTAAAATAGATGTTTATCAAATGAATGGATTTAATACGGCTATGTTGTCTCCTCAGGGAACCAAGGCAACGGAAAAACGAATCCAGATAGCCAACAGCCTTAAATCCTATCTTAATGCTCTTGTTTTGGATACCAACGATAAATATGAACAGAAGCAGTTGTCCTTTAACGGCCTGAGCGAGATATTAAACCAGATAAGACAGGGTGTTGCCTGTGATCTTAAAATGCCTATGACCAAGTTGTTTGGTGTTTCTTCTGCCGGATTTAATTCGGGTGAAGACGATATTGAAAACTACAATTCCATGTTGGAATCTGAAGTTCGTTCTAAGGCTAAGTTCTTGGTTATTGAGGTATTAGAGCTTTGCTGCCAAAAATTGTTTAGCTTTGTTCCGAAAAATTTGATGATTGAATTTAAGTCTTTGAGAATTTTGAGTGCGGAACAAGAAGAAAATATGAAAAACAGCCAATTTAACCGGCTTATCCAAGCTTATGCTAACGGATTGCTGTCTCCTGAACAGTTTATGATTGGTTCCAACAATGCAAATCTTATACCGGTTACTTATACACAAGAGGATATTCTTGCCCAAAGTGAAAGCGGTACTAATAAGATTGGATTGGAAGCTCCAAAGAAAAAATCATTTTTAGGAAGAATGTTCGGTAAAAATGATCCTGATAAGGGAGATAAACCGGAATTAGCGAGAGAAGAAGGTAAAGTTAAGGAAACAGATGTAACTTCCAATAAGTTTACTATTCCAGACAGAGAAAAGAAACCTTTACCTGATGAGAGTTTTCCTTATAAAGGTAAGAGAACAAAGAGATATATTGAAGTATCATAAAAAAAGCTCCCGGATTAACTTAGGAGGACTTCCGGGAGCTAGAAGGGTTTATCGAATAAACTATCACTTACAAATATACATTTATCATATGAAAGAGAAAAAGTCAAGCATATTTGACAAGACAATTTTACTTGATATGATTATACCATAAGAGGTAAGTATGAATATATTTAAAAACGATAAAAGACTCCCTAAGCGGTTTTTTGTTAGGCACATTAAAGAAGGCCTGGTTCGTTATACAGATGATGGAAAAGATGTTATATACCTCATCACTAACGCAGCTCTCCAAAAGATGAATAAATCTTTTGAGGGGCGGCCTTTGTATATAAATCATGTAGATAAGGTTGATATGGAAACTGTTAAGATGGACAAAGTAGGCGATGTCATCAAAAGTTTCTATAATGAGTTCGATGGTGCTTGGTGGGCTGAAATTCTTGCTGATGAAGAAGGTCAGAGCGTCATTGATAAAGGTTGGGTGGTTTCTAATGCGTATGTCCCGACCGAGCTAGGGCTAGGTGGTGATCTTCATAATGTTCATTATTCGAAAGAAATAAAGAACGGAAGATATGACCATATGGCTCTAACAGATAATCCTCGGTACGAGGAGGCTGTTGTTATGACCCCGGATGAGTTTAAGAGCTATAACGAGGGAAGAAAACAGGAATTGGAACAACTTAAAAATTCTAAGGAGAATACTATGCTTTCTGAAGAAGATAAAAAGGCTCTGGTTGCTTCTTTGGCTTCTGAACTTATGCCGATGCTGAGAAATGCTATGGATGAGAAGTTCGAAGAAGTTAAAAAGAATGCCGAGGAGCGCGATCATCGCGAGCTTATTCGTGAGATTGCGGCTGTTTCCGCTAAATCAGAAGATGATTTTGAAGGCGGTATGCAGGAAAAGGTCAGAACGATTATCGGTTTGGCTGAAAAACTCGGTTACAGCAAAGATGAAGCTGGAAAAAATGCGAAAAAGAATGAAGATGACAATCCGGCTCCGAAAGGGGACGAAAAGGCTTCTCATGAACGTGAAGGCGAACTGGTAAATAAATGCCATAATGAGGACGAAGATAAAGAAGAAGATAAAAAAGAGGATATGAAGAAAAACTCTAATTTCTTTTCAGCCCTTAAAAACGCCAAAAGAAACGTTGAAGAAAAATATATTTCTACCATGGCATCTGGCCTTAAGCTTGGTAGAGATCGTTATGGCAAAAAGTAGGAGAAAATGAATGGAAAGTAAATTCGCTTATGAAATGAATGCCTTTAGTCCGTTCGCGGAAGTTAAAGGTCGTTTGGATCTGGCAGCAAACTTGGATTCATATGCCGGTATCGTAGATTCTACTCAGGCCACCCCGTTAAAGCCGGGTGATCCTGTGGCTATTGTTGCAACCTCGTCAGGTCTTCCGCACTTTATTAAAGCAGCTGAAGGTTCTCTGATTATGGGTTTTGTAAAGTGGTCGGCAAAGAAACAGGAATATGCTAAAGGAGAAGCTGTTGAGGTTTCTTATTCTAATGATGTTATGTATATGGAAGCTGGTGCTGCTGTACAGGCCGGAAGTGCCGTAAACATTACGGATTTGGGAAACGTCTACGTCGGTGCTTTGGGCACAGCTAAAGGCTCTGTAATTGGTTATGCTATGGAGCAAGCGACTGCCGCCAATGAACTGATCAGAGTTCGTATTGCCGCTCCGGTTGTATATACCGCTAATGCTGATGAATAAGGAGAAAAAAGATGGCTTTGATTACTAATTCAAGAGGCGATAAAGTTGACGCTCGCGATCTTTTGAGTGTTCAGGAGTTGCAGGCTTCTGAGATGCTGAGAAATTCGGCACAGCAGCAATATGGATATGATATTGATGTTACTACTCTGACCGCTGTTTTGAAAACTGTCGCTGAACAGAAATTTTATACGATTCCGTTTGCAGAATATGTACCTGTTCGTGTAGGTGAAGGCACTGCATGGGCTTCTAACATTACTGCATTCCGTAGCTTTGTAGAAGGCGGAGCTTTCGAAAAAGGCTATATCAATCAGGGTAATGGAACTCGGCTGTCGACGACTGATGCCGCTGTTGATGCTCTGACCATCCCGGTTAAAACTTGGGCTAAAGAACTCTCTTGGTCTCTGCCGGAAGTTGCAGAAGCTTCTCGTACCGGAGTATGGGATATTGTAACGGCTAAAGAAAAATCCCGCAGAACCAACTGGGATCTGGGTATTCAGAAAGTTGTATTTCTGGGTTCATCTGATGGTATGTTGGATGGTGCATTGACGTTGCCTGAAGTAACGGTTAATAGCGGAACCTTGATTCCCGCAGATTTGTCAGCTATGACAACTGCTCAGCTTAATACTTTTGCTGCCCGCGTTCTGGATGCATATCAGGCTAATAACAATTATACTGCATATCCCGACTTCTTGTGGGTTCCGCAGTCTGATTATAACGGCTTGGCAACATTTACTGGCGATTTCCCGTTGCTTTCTCGTAAAGAAATTCTGGAGAAAGCCTTTAGAGAAACGACTGGTAATGAGAATTTCAAAATTCTGCCGTTGGCTTACTCTCAGGCTACGATGTCTGGTGGAAAACTTACCAAGAACCGTTACGTTCTGGGTCGTTATGATGAAGACAGTATTCGCTTCGAAATTCCGGTTGACTATACCGTTACCGTTGCTAACTCTATTGAAGGGTTCACCTTCCGTAACGTTGGTTATGGTCAGCACTCTGGTATTTTGAGCCTGCGTCCTCAAGAAATGTTCTATATGGATGTAGCATAGGAGTAGAATATGAAAATTAGAAACGAATCTAAACGTGTCTACAACTTCAATGGAGGCTCCATAGCTCCGGGGCGTACTATTGAGGTTGGGGATGCCAAAATAGCAAAAGCTTTGATAGCCAACTATCCCGGTGACCTCGTCTGCTTGGATACTATTAAAGTTGATGCTGTAATAGAGGCTGAGAAAGTTCCTGAAAAGAAACCTGCAAAAGCCAAAAAAGATTCTAAAAACTAACTTCATAAGGAAAGAAAGGGGAGATTATGAGTGTAATTGACGATTTAACAGTTGAAGACTTTAAAAAGTTGTTCGCTCGTAATTTCCCTTATCTTCCTGTATATGAAGATGGAAAGACATATTTCAAGGGAGATATTGTATATGTCGAACCTAACTTTTATGAATCTTTAGTTGATAACAATAATCTTCCTGTATCGGACGATACTGCGTGGGTTGTTGTTAAAGATGATATAAATAATTATGTTTCCGATGCTGATATAGAAAGAGCGTGGGCAGAGGCTTTAACCTCTTTTAATCTTAAGTTAGGTGGAACAGATGAATCTACCAAAATAATTTTCCTCTATTTGGTAGCTTTCTATCTTTCCTATGATTTACAGCTCGCTTCTGGAGGAGCATATGGTCAAATCGTATGGCCTGCTACTTCTGTAACTGTTGGAAGTGTGTCTGAATCATATTATATTCCTAAGATTTTTTTGGAAAATCCTGTTCTTTCTTTTTATGCTCGTAATGGTTTTGGGCTGAAATATCTTAATATGATCTATCCAAAACTGGTTGGAAATGTAGGAGTTGTAGCAGGATGGAGTCTTCCGTAAAAATAGACTTGGATCTGTCAGGGTTGAATGAGGTTTATTCTGCGTGCCAAGAGTTAAGTAAAAAGGTACACGTTGGTGTTTTAAATAATCCTCAAGCTGCTATGAAAGCTTTTCAAACAGAATATGGCTGGACAACCCCTCAAGGTAAACTTGTTCCTCCCCGTTCAACCATACAATTGCCTTTAGATGTAAAAAATGAAGAAATACAGGATAAAGCACTTAGTAAGTTAACAAGTTTTACCCCTGATGTTTCACGTGAAACAATTGAAGAATTAGGACGACAGTCTGTTTATGCGATTGAAGATGCCTTTGCTACAAAGGGATATGGAATGTGGAAAGACAACGCTCCTTGGACAATTGCAGTAAAAGGTCGTAACGAACCTGAAGTAGATACTGGAGAATTAAGAGATTCTTATAGTTATGAGGTACAAGAGTAGATATGTCTCCGATAAAATTAAATATGAGTAAAAGTTTACCAAGACCGCAATTGGGAATCAATATGTGGTCACAACAAGCTAAGGCTAAGAGAATACATCAGGAAGTAGATGAAAACGGCAATGTGCAAAATATAGTTTCCTTCTTTAATTTTGATGGGGTTATTCAACCTCTTAAACCTGAAGAAATAAAAGTAAAAGAAGAAGCTCAATGGTCTTGGGATTGGTATTGGTTCCATACTAAACAGGATGTTAATCTTCAAACTAATGATAGAGTTGTTTATAAAGAAATTGAATATAAGATTATGGCCGTTAAGGATTATTCAGATTATGGACATATCGAATACCATTGTATAAAGGATTGGCAGAATGCAAATTGAGGAATATATAGTCAATATTTTACGCAATGAAATGGGTATTCCCCAAAGTAATATATGGATTCAGTCTCAAAACCGTAAAATTCCTCCAGAGAGTGAAGAACTTTATTGTATAGTGGGAGTACGTTTTTTTGATCCTATTTCAGTAAAAAGTAGATGGATTCCTGAAACAGCGCAGGAGGAACAGGTATTCTATGGAAGGGCTGATGTACAAATAGATTTGTTAAGCCGTTCTAATGAAGCGAGAATAAGAAGATCAGAAATTCTTATGGCTCTCAATTCATTCTATTCTAAAAATTTTCAAGATGAAAAATGTTTTAGGATATTCAAAATCCCTACCAGCTTCATAAATACATCGGATTTACAAGGTGGATCGGATATAAATCGATTTACATTAATCATTCCGACAATGATTTCTGAAAAGAAAATTGTGGGATTTGATTATTATGATAAATTTAGAATGTCTGTTCAGGACGAAAAAAGTATTATAGCAAACATAAATGAACAAAACTATACATTTACCATTAAACCCGTTCCTGAAGATGCTACAGTAACGATTAATGGGGTTGAACAAAAATCCATCTATACATATGGAGACGTAAATTGGAAAGTTGAAAAACCTGACTATAAATCAGAAGAAGGTAATCTCTTTCTAACTAAAGATACTGTTTATAATGTTACTTTACAACAGATGGCTACATTGACTGTATTGCCAGATCCTGAAGATGCCATAGTTAAAATTAACAATATAGAACAAACCAGTATTACTGTTCCTGTAGGTACTGTAGTAAAGGTAGAGGTTTCGAAATCAGGTTATGAAACTAAAATAGAGAATATTGTTGTTGATGAAGATAAATCTGTTAATATTACCTTAGAAAAAATATCTATTAAGGTTACAGTTTCAGTCGCGACAGATCCTATTGATGCTATAGTTACCATGAATGGAACTGTAGGTAATATTCAAACGTTTGATTATGGTACGGAAGTAGTAGTTACTGCATCCAAAGAAGGTTATTTGGATTCGTCAATAAATTTAGGAGTGGTAACTCACGATATATCTACTAATATAACTTTAACTCTGGACAGCTTTACCTATACTATCGTTCCAACACCAAGTGATGCAATAGTAACTATAAATGATGAGCAGAGAACATCTATTACAGGATCTTCATCTACAGAAATAAGATGGAAAGTAGAAAAGGATGGCTATATAACTCAAGAAGGAACAGATAAGATAGGTACTGAAGATAGATCTATAAATATAGTTTTGGAAAATGTAAAAGTTACCTTTACTATCATACCAACTCCATCCGATGCAGAAGTCAAGTTAAATAACATAGTTCAATCCTCTATAGAGGTTAATTATGGTGATACTGTAGCATGGGAAGTCTCTAAAGATGGTTATACTCCCCAATCAGGTATTACTTCTCCCCTCTTAACGAATACTGAACTTCCAATAACTTTGGCTGAGATTATCCCTGTATTTACTTTTACTATCAATCCAACTCCTTCTGAAGCTATAGTCACTATAAATGAAGAACAAACTAGAAGTGTAACTGTTGAAGAAGGAACCAAAATAATTTGGTCTGTTACAATGGATAATTATACTCCTCAAAATGGAGAACTTGTAGTAACACAAGATACAACATTGGATATCACCTTAGAAGAAATACCTGAATATAAATATGTTTGGATGGGTGACGCGGCCGCCGACGGTGTGACTTTTAAGGCCTATAGTGGTGCAGGTGTAGATGTTACAAATGAAACAAACACTAGCGTTTCTTATGGTGAAACTAATTTAAGTGTGTTAAATGATTTATATTCAGATAGTCCTACTGAAAATTTACAACTGGTTAACGCATTCAATTATACTGCAAAGTTTTACGTTAATTTTCAGGATAAAATAACGTTGAAAACAATACAAATGAAGGTAAAAGCACCAACCAACGCAACTGATAAAAGATTATGGATTTATAATGCAGATACAGACGAAAGAATTGGAAGCATACAAGGGACGACAAGTAAAGCATTACACACAATAATGTGGGATGCCGCTGCTAATAAAGAACTTTCTGGATTTTATGTCCAAAGGAATGATACTTCTTATATAATAGAAATTTACTCGCTTTATATTGAAGCGGAGTAATTGATTATTGAAGATATACCTAAGCAGCCTATTTGATTATTCAAATTAAATAAATTATTATAAAGATGTAAGTTTAACTTTAGGAGTAACAAAATGAGCGAACTCTCAATTTCAAATGTTATTCGTGTTACAGTACAGGGAGTACAAAGAGGAAAAAGCGTTAAAAATATAAACGAAGTCGCTTTGTTTACTCCAGAAATGCCGAATAACAATGATCCGTATATGATTTGTATAGATCCTTCAGATGTTGTTAAAGCATATGGAACAGGATCTCTTACAGCAGAAATGGCTCAAAATGTTTTTGCCCAAAATGCAAATCTAAATAGTGGTAAGGGATATTTGGTTGTTATCCCTATGAAAAATGCTGTAGATGCATCCAGCGCTTCCTTCTCTACTCCCGCAATTCCTAGTATCGAATCGTTTAAGACGGTTAAAGACGGAGCTTTGAAGGTTACAGTAGATGGGACAGCATATGACTTGTCGGGGCTTAATTTCGAAAATTGTTCTAATGTAGGTGATATAGCTACTGTTTTGAGTAATGCTTTGTCAGGAGTATATATATCTTCATCAGAAAACAAAATTACCTTTACTTCCCCTAAATTGGGCGATGCTAGTTCTGTCGTTCTTTCAAGCGGAACAGGAGGTACTGACATTAGCGGCGAGAACTATCTGAATGTAGCTACAGGAGAAACGGTTGCAGGTACAAATTCTTCTGGAGAAACTTTGGAAGAAGCCATTGAGCGTACTATCAATCAAGTTCGTTATACGGGTGTTATGACATCTCTTTATATGGAAGATGCTGTAATTAATTCAGCTAGTTCTTTCATTAATAGTAATGATTTGATTTGGGTAAATGTATGGTATTCCGCTTCTGATATACAGGGCATTTGTTCTCAAATTCAACAGGCTTCACAGCAACAGACACGTTGTCTGGTATATACTAATGGATTTAGAGATGCAAAGCTGATGATGGCGGCTTATGTCGGCAGAGCATTTTCTGTTAACTTCAGCGGTTCTCAGACATCGCAGACAATGAATCTGAAAACATTAGTAAACGTTCTTCCTGATAATGGAATAGATCAGACAAGCTATACTAATGCCAAAGAGGCTGGTGTCGATTTATATGTATCTTATGAAGGGGATCCCGGTGTAGTTTCTAATGGCGGAAATGGCTATTTCGATACTGTATATGAAAATATGGCGTTAAAGTTCCATATTCAAATTGGATTATACAATGTATTAAAAACCACGGATACTAAGGTTCCTCAAACTGAATCTGGTATGGCAGCCCTTACTAATGGAATGGCACAGGTATTTATTCAGTTTGTACGTAATGGAACGATTGCCCCCGGTACATGGAACTCATCTCAGACATTTGGCGATCCTGAAACTTTCCGACAGAATATTGCTAATCAGGGATGGTACATCTATCATACGCCTATTGCTGAACAGGCTCAAAGTGAACGTGAGCAGAGAATTGCTCCTATGATTCAGGGTGCTTGCAAACGCGCTGGAGCTATTCACGAAGCCGATGTATTAATCTTGGTTGAGGAGTAAAAAAATGGCAGAGACTTATAGATTAACTGGTGATGATACCTTTATTATCTGGGATAGAACCATTACTGATTTGGCAGAAGGCGACGTTATTTCTATTGTGGCTGACAATAACATTGCATCATCTGTTGTTGGTAAAGGTGGAAATATCATCATTGCTAAAGATGAACAAGGAAAGAAATGTACTGTCACCCTGCGAGTCCTGAAAGGTTCTCCTGATGATGCTTACATTCAGGCCTATTATAAAACATATGAACTTGATTCAGCTCTGTTTATTTTAGGTAATGGATCGTTTTCTAAGCGTCTTGGTGATGGTGCGGGTAATGTGGTGTTTGATAATCGCTATCTTAAAGCAATCCACTTTACAAAACCCCCTTACGATGCTACATTGAATGTAAATGGTGGAACTGAACAGGCTGTCACCGTCTATACATTTCAAGCTATCATCGAAAGGACATTAGGGTAATGGAATTTACAACAGCAGAAAACAATGTAAAGGTCGTTATAAATCCAGCTTCATTTGCTGATGCATTCAGATTGAAAACAGAAATCCAGAAAGCTCTTTTAGATAATAAGATAAACATAAATGAGGCTATGGATGAAGATTTGGTCTCTATTATATTGGCAATTGATTCTTCAGAAAAAGTTACTGATGCTTTATTTAGTTGTTTGGTTAAATCCACATATAACGGGATAAAGATAACAAGAGATACTTTTGAACCTGAAGAAGCCAGATATGATCTTTACGAAATTTTCTTCTATTGTATAAAGGTAAACGTTTACCCTTTTTTCAAAAATCTTCTTTCTCGGTTGTCAATAAACTTTCAGACTCCCTTGAAAGAAGAAGACCAAAAATCAGAATAGAAGACGAGATTAGTTTTCTATGTATAAAGGTCGCAAAATTAGGTTATTATGGGGGCAACCCTGATAAAGTCAGAGAAGCCCCTGTAACAACTATTTTAGATGTTTTACATTATGAGACATTTGAAGCTGATTATATAGAGACGCAGAGGTGCTTAGATGCAGACGATCAGTAAATTATTTGCAGAGATAGGATTTAAAGTAAATACTGATGGCCTGAAAGAATTTCAGGGTCAGATGAAAACATTATCGTCTGCTCTTAAAGCTCAAATCCTTGATTCTCGAGCGCAAGCCGCTGCCAGTAAAGCAGTTGAAGCAGCAAATAAAGCGGCTACTGCGGAAATAAAGAAAAATATTGCTTCAGAAAATCAAAAAAAAGCAGCCATACAGGCAGAAACTGCTGAATTGAGAAAACTTGATCTTCAACAGCGTATGGAAACTCGCGCTCAACGAGCTGCTGATGCTCAAAGAGAACGATCTGTTTTTCAACTGAAAAAGTTTTTAGTTCAGGTTGCGGCCGTTTCGTATGCTTTAGGGAAACTTACTTCTCAAACCAGACAACATGTATTAGCTTATAGAGATTACTTGTTTCAGACAGGTATGCCACTTAAAAATCTTCAGCAATTCGAGGCTGCTGCTTCTAAAGTCGCTCCTAATCTAAGTGGAGGACAAATTGCTTCAGAGCTTACAAACTTGCAGCAGAACCTAACCAATATTGAATTTGGACAAGGAAACATTTTTCCTTATCAGTTGTTAGGTATCTCTGCCGCAACTAAAGATGCTACCCAGATTGTTAATGGCTTAAGAAATGCAATAAAGAATTTAGATAATACACGAGCGGTAAATCTTATAGAACGGATGGGTTTAAGCCGCGATTGGTTATATATCCTAAGAATGAGTCGTGAGGAGTTCAACAAGATCAATGCTGTAATGCTTTCTCCTCAGCAAGTTCAGAATACAACCAAAATGTCTTTAGCAATTAATCAATTAAAGTTCTCTTTGAGTAATCTTAGGGATCAGCTAGTGGCTTTCTTCTCGCCAGCTATTACTGCGGCATCAGAGATGTTTTCGCATATAGCAGACGCTATCAGTTCTCTGGTCAAACAAACATCATCTATTGATAATTTCTTTAATACTTTTAAATTTGGTTTAATTGGACTTATGGCTTATATTAAACCGATAACATCCGCTATTGCGGGTCTTCTTCTCTTAATTGAAGATTATGCTGTAGCCTCAAGAGGGGGAAAAAGCTTTTTTGGATGGGGATTTGAAGATGCTCAGAAACGAGTAGATGGAGTAGTTGAAGGTGGAAAATTTACTGCAAAAGAAATTGTCAAATCTGGAATTTCTTTAGGGCAAGCTTTAGGGATAAATAAAAATACATCTCCACGTATGACTCCATTACCCAAAGAGTTACTCCCTCCAGAGATGCAAGATGGAAGTATAGATTTCAATAAAACCCAATCTTTTATGGATTTTATTAAATCTTCCTTTAGCGCCATAAGGCAATGGGGAGAAAACAATATTATGCCTCCAGTTATTAACAATAACATCACAATGAATGGATATAGCCCTATGGCTGGGGGAGAATTAATTGGCTCTATGAATGACAAACAACTTTCATCATCGGTAATGAATGGAACATCTACTCAAATAACATCTTTAGGGAGCGCATAATGGTGACAGATGTTAAGACATTAATGGATGCAGGAGGAAATCTTTTAAGTAGTGACGGTTATTTAAAAGAAACTATTAACCATTATTTTATTAAGCCTAATGATGAAACCGGAATAGGGTCAGTTAAGCTTGATATCATAGGCGAGCAGACATTATCATTTGATACAGATTCGACAGATAATTATGTTGAGTCAAATCTTGCTTATCAAGATCAAATTTCATTAAAGCCTATGATCTATACTATTCAGGGTGAGGTGGGAGAATTAGTTTATTATGAAAAAGATTCTGCACAAACCCAAGTGGGGTATGTAAATGAGAAGCTATCAAAGATTGCTTCTTTTGCGCCTAGTGTAAGCAAATCTTTTCAACAGATAAGCGATAAGGCTTTGAAAGTTGCCGGTTGGGTAGATAGTGCCGATAATCTCATTACCAGATTGTCTAAGCTTGATTTTACAGAAAACAAACAACAACAGGCATATTTAGCTTTGATTGCTTTAAGAAACAGTAGAGTTCCAATTGATGTTGCTACTCCTTGGACAAATTTAACTAGTTACGTTATCAGTAATGTTAAACTAACTCAACCTAAAGAGACTAGAGATAAAACTTTAATATATATTAGTCTAAAAGAATTTAGAACAACAGAACTGACATACACAAAATTCAATGCCTCAAACTATCAAAACAGATTAGCAAATCAAAAGGCTCAAAATATTGAACAAGGACAAACCAATGGTAAAGCTTCTGATCAATCAGTTTTGGATTTTGTGATAGGAGGCGCTCGATGAGAATTTTATCTACTCTTGATTCTAATCCAAGACAGACTATTTATTTTACTACAGATGATAAACAACGAATAAAACTCTCATTTTATTTTCTTCCCACTCAATCTGGGTGGTTTGTTGATATAGATGCTGAGGGATTTAAACTAAATGGTACAAGGATATTTGCATACCCCAATATACTGGATAAATACCATAATATCATAAACTGGGGAATAAATGTCTCTACATTGGATGGATTAGATCCTTACCAAGTAACTGATTTTTCAAGTGGGTATTGTCAAATATCTATACTTGATGAAGATGAGGTAAATAAAGTAAAGGATTTTCTTGATGGCAAAACTCAATAGAATCTATAAACTTACTATCCAAACAAATTTATTGGATCAAGCTCTAGAAATATCTAATCCAATAACAATTGATTTTACTATAGAGAGAGGAATTTATGCCGGGGTTAATTCCATGGATATTGATATATATAACCTCTCTCCTAAAAACCGGAATCTTTTGTTTCAAGATACATTCGATCCTAAAGCTTATAAGAAAATTATATTGGAAGCGGGGTATCTTGGAAAAGGAATGTCAATAATATTTATTGGAAATATATTCAATGCGTATTCGTTTCGACGCGGTGTAAATGTTATTACTCATATACACGCCATGGATGGGGGACTTGATACACAGACAACCCAAACCTCTCTAACTTTACAAGCAGGATCAAATATTGGAGATGTAATAAATGGACTTGTTTCTAGTTTTCCTCATCTCAAAAATGGAACACAGAAAATAGATAATCATGTATTCAGCCGTCCGGTAGTTTTAGATGGAAATACTTTCCAACTTCTAAAGAAATATACTAATAATGAAGTTTTTATTGATATGGAAGAAGTTAATATAATGAAAGATACAGATGCTATTGAGGGATATGTTCCATATATTAACGATGAATCTGGTCTATTAGCTACTCCCGAACGGAGAAATGCCTCTTTAAGTATCAATATGATATTTGAACCTCGAATTTTAGTGGGGCAAATTATTGAGGTTGAATCTAAAATTGCTCCTCAGTTTGATGGACAATATAAGGTTATTGGATTGCAACATCAAGGAATGATAAGCGATTCTGTCTCAGGAAACTGTACCACAAATATAGAATTGTTTGTTGGTGCGCAACTATTTGGAAAATTCAATGTCATTAATGCCAAACAACAACAAATCGTTAATTAATCTTTTTGAAAATGCAGTAAAGGTTGTCTTTTCTACATTGCATTGTATTAAAATTGGAGAAATACAGTCATTTGATAAACAGAATCAAACAGCTACGGTTAAAATTCTCCATAAAAAGATTAATGAGTTTAATTTAAATGAGCGAGAACTGAACGATTATTCATTGTTAGAGCAAGTTCCTATTGTAGTAATGGGAGGCGGAGGAACTTATATTACTCATCCAATAAAACAGGGAGATCAATGCCTATTGTTATTTAATGATTACGAACTTGATGGATGGTGGTCTTCCGGGGAGGGTAGACCTTCATATTTCAGCAGAAATCATGATATTTCTGATGCCATTGCAATTGTTGGATTAAATTCTTTGTTGTCTTTAATACAAAATTATTCTGATTTCTTAGAGTTACATTTCTCTGATTCCTCTAAAATAACTATCGGAGATACTGTAGAAATTGTTAATACCCAGACAAATGTTAGTGGTAATTTAACTGTTAATCAGGCCATTGTAGGAAAGACCACAACAACTAGCGAATTACATGATTCCCGAGGGATTTCAGGTACATTTACTGATACTGGTACCGGTGCTTCAGGTATGTCACTTACTATTACCGACGGTATCATTACTGGAATTGGTTAAGAGTCTTTATTTGCATATTCTCTAAAAATAAACTAAGATATTTTCAGAGGTTTATAATGAAATTCAGAACTTTGGATGATAATTGGGATTGGAACATAGGAAAAGGAAGACAAGATTTTTCCTCAGATTCCTTAGCTGTTGCTTATTCAATCAAAACAAAAATATTATCTTGGTATAGAGATTGCTTTTTTGATATGGAAACAGGTATAGATTGGAAAAATATATTGGGATCTAAGGTATCTAAATCTGACGCTGATGCGGCTATTCGAAAAATAATTACTACTGAAGAAAATGTTTCTGATCTCTTGTTTTTTGAAAGTACCATGGTGGGAAGAAATTATAACTGTTCTGCCCGTATAAAAACAGTATTTGGTGATACGATAGAGGTGAAGATATGAGCGATTCTTTAGATGCTAACGGTTTGCAGGTTTCGACTAATACTGAATTAGTCCAAGATCTTACTTCATCATTTCAGTCAATTTATGGTGATGATATTTCTGTTGAGCAAAATTCACCTGATGGTCAAATGATTAATATCTTTGCTCAAGGGCAAACAGATATTAGAGAACTGTTGGTACAGCTTTATAATTCTTTTGACCCGGACAATTGTTCTGGACGGTTATTAGATGAGAGATGTGCTATTAACAATGTTTTCCGCAAAGGTGGAACTTTTACTACAGTTGATATCCAAGTTGTAGTGGATAGGACAGTCTCATTGTCTGGTCTAGATGAAAATTATAATGATATTAATGCTTCTGGCTATACTATCCAAGATAATGCAGGAACTCAATTTATTCTTGCCAATTCACAAACCCTTACAGAAGGGACTCATAATGTGCTGTTTAGAGCGCAGAAGTTAGGTCAAGTAGAGGTTGTTCCCGGAACGATCACTACCCCAGTAACAATTGTATTGGGTGTTGTTTCTGTGAAAAACTTAGGTGGAGCATTGACTGTTGGTGAAAATGAAGAAACTGATTCTGCTTTAAAAATCAGAAGACGGCAATCAGTATCTATAGGGTCTTCAGGATATTTAAATGGACTATTGGCTTATGTTCTTCAGTTGGAAGGAGTAACAGATGCTGCGTTATTTGAAAACTATACTAATAATACTGATTCTAACGGCATACCTCCTCATTGCATCTGGCTTATCGTAGAAGGGGGATCTTCTGCCGATATTGCTAATGCGTTGTATGTTAAAAAATCATATGGATGTGATATGAGGGGTGATATAAGCTATACTATTATAACCCCATCCAATCAGGAGTTTATAGCAAAATGGGGTGAACCTATTATTCAAACATTCCAAATGAAATTTACTATTAAACAGCTTAAAACAGGAATCATTTATGATGAGGAAGCTATAAAACAATATATATTGGATAACACTTCATTTCTGATTGGCTCTTATGCAGATACATCTTCGTTAACCTGTTTAGCTCAAGATGCCATTAATGAGAATGGAGGGGAAGGTTTAGCTCTGGATGTTCTTATTTCTACAGATGGAAGTAATTGGGTCGAGTATATTCCTCCTAAGGCGGCCACTAAATTAGTTCTGTCGGATATTAATATTACCATTCAGGGGGGGGCGTAAATGTCTGATTTTGATTATGCCGAATATCTTTCAAACCTCCTAATTATTCAATATCACGATCGAGCAAGGGCAAAAGCAACTATTAAAGCATTGGGGAAAGACTTTCCTGTTGATCTTATCTTTGCAGTTCGAGATGGTTTTTCCTTAGAAACTGCGGTTGGAAAGCAATTAGATATACTAGCTAAATATTTAGGAACCGACCGTTATTACATTAGTACAACAGGAACGATTATCTCTCTGACTGATCAAGAATTTAGAATATTATTAAAGTTGAAGGCAATTGCTAATAATACAAACTGTTCTCATGCAGACATTGACCAAACCTTGTATGAATTTTTCGGAACAGATATTCGAGCAGAATCTCGAGGGGGAATGGAACTTACTTTTTTCATACCAGCAGAAGCTTCTCGAGTTATCATTGCTGCAATTCAAAAAGATTGTCTTCCCAGACCTATGGGGGTAGGAATTAGATATGTAATTGTTCAAACAAATCCTATATTTGGATTTGTGACATATGATAATCAATATGCTTTTTACAAAACAGGCTTTAGAGATTATGATGATCCAGATAAGGTTGGAGAAACGTTAAACTACTTCAAAATTATAGAAGTTATAGGAGAATAGAATGTCAAGATTAG